GGTCCATTAGAATACCATATATGATCAATACCCTCAATGTGATAGTCATCTGCCTTCCATTCCAAAAAAGGTATATTATTATAAATTTGATTAAATTCTTGTTTAGGTAAAAAGTCATCTAAAGTATTTAAATTTAAACTCATTGAATAATTTCCTTTTCTGTTTTTGTTACATACCAAGTAGCATTTGTATATCTTGTGCCAAATGTAATTGGTAAAACTTCATGTTTTGTTTTACTACCATCAAATAAAATTATTTTACCTTTTTTAGGTTTAATAACTGTATCCCCCACAACAGTGTGACCTCCTTCGTATTCATCATTTAAATATAAAACTGATGTTGCGGTATGATAATCAAAATCTATATGTTCGTCTTGATGCTCTCCTGTAGGCCATTTTACTATTTGTGAATAATTTATAAGAGTATTTTTTATGCTATTTTCTACAAGCATACTTAATTTTTTAATTAAAAGCTTAAAAGCAAAATTTTCTTTTAAAGAGTGTTCTTCACAATCAAGAATAGAAGTGTTTCTGTGTTTAGTATGATATTGTGAATTAATATTGTGATATCTTATAAAAAAATCACATAAGTCATTACTTATAAAATTTTCTTTCTCAATTAGCATTTTTTTCTGTCTCTTTCATAACATGAATTCGCTGTCAAGAAAACAATTATAAAAAGATTACTTGATAATTACCACAGACGTGTTTAAATTAGATCTCACCCAAAAATTATAAATCAAGGAGATATTATGGAAAATCAAGAAGTATTGAAGGCTATAGCTACCCTTGCTGATAAGGTGAGCCGCTATCACGAACGTTTATTAGCAATGGAAAGAGACAACGAAAGATTACAAAAAGAACTGTTAGCACATAAAAATATACCACACATTCATACTATTGAGGGAAAACCACATAACTCCGATGCGCAAGTAATGGTGACTGGTTTAGATTCTGAAATGGAATGTGAAGCTTGTAGTGCCTAAAAGAAAAAAGTAGCTAGAGAATATCTCCAAGAACCATTTCCAGCCCACTGTAGTGGAGCATGATAAACATCAGATGAAAAAAATATAGCTCTGTTAGGTTTAAACCCAACATGAATACTAAGTTCTAATTCATCGTTTTCTTTTTTATGATAAAAACCTGTGCCATTATTTACAGCTTCTTCACCATACATGTGAATTAAACATTGATGAGTAGCGCCTGTAGAGGAATCAACATGAGGACGAGGTATATCGCTAGCACCTACCATTGTGTATTTTAAATTTAACTGTTTAATATTAAACTTAAAATTATCTTTTATTAATTTTTTTGTAACAACTCCAACATCAGATTGTTCTAGAAGTTTATGTTCATGCCAATACGATCCCTCTAAAGCTTCTCTTAAATCTTCTGGGGGAGCAATATATTCAACAGAAAACATTTCTTGAGTAATTTGATTATACACATCAACAGGGAAAAAGTTTTCTTTAATAAATACTTTACTCATTAGGTATGTATAAATAATTAATATCTGATCTATTTAGTGTGTCCAAAGCATCTTCTTTTGTCTCTACTAAAGCTTCTCCAGCTAAATTAAAAGATGTATTAAGTAAAATAGGAACTTGTGTTTGTTGATAAAATAACTCTATTAAATCATAAAAACTTTTGTTTTGTTTTTTAGTTAATGTTTGAATTCTACATGTTCCATCAACATGTGTAATAGATGATATAATTTCTTTCTTATCTTGTTTTACAGGTATGGCATATGACATATAAGGTGACTCTTGTATTCTTCCCATCTCAAACCAATCTTTCGCATGTTCTAATAAAACAGTGCCTGCAAAAGGTCTATACCATTCTCGTTTTTTGATAACATTAACAATATCTTTTCCATCTTTGTTTCTAGGATCAAACAATAAAGATCTATTGCCCAAAGCTCTTGGACCATATTCTGATATATCTTGAAAAAGTGCAACTATTTCTTGCTTTAAAATTTTTTCAATTGCTTCTTCTTTATTTGTAATGATCATACCACAATGCAGCTCCTAATGCTGTACCGCCATCATGAGGACAAGGGTCAACAAAAAAATTCACGTTTTTAAAATATTGAGTGTATTTATAATTGTTTACACAGTTTAAAAAATAACCTCCAGACAAAACAATATTTTTACAATTAGCAGAAACTAAAGCCCGTTCAATAAGATCTATGGTGTATTCTTCTGCAACTTCTTGAGCTTGTTTAGCAAGGTCCTCATCTCGCATACCTTCACTATTTCCATATGAAGATAGACCCATTGCTTTACCTGGTGCACCATAAGGACCATCACTACACATAGTAAAAGTTCCAAGAGTTCCACATAAATGATTGAACAAAAGTCCAGGATTGTAAAAAGAAGATACATGGTATGTACAATTATTAAATTCAAACACACTATTATTTAAATGAGATTCATAATCTTTATTTTTAAATGACTGTAAAATATTTTTTAATTTAATTTTATTTTCTAAATTAGTAAAAAGTGCAGAATATCTACCACTACTATATTTTTTATATAAAGGATTAATTTTTCTATTATCCATATAATATATACTGTCAACTTCTCTATATATTTCAGGAAAGGGAAACACTTCAGGAAGAGTTGAGGGAGGACAAGTTCCTCCACCGTCAACAACAACACATAGTGCTTCATTAAAAGGAGCTAAATGAAAACCAGCAACAGCGTGATAAATATGATGTTCATTTCTGTTAAAAAAATAATTTTTAATGTTATACTTTTTACAAAGATTTTCTATTATAAGTTCGTCTTCTTTAATATGAATTCCATCACTCCAATAAGAGTGCCTACCCCATGAAGTAAAAACAAAAAAATCATCAAAATCTTTTATTTTTCTAAAGCTTTTGTAATCAAAATCTTTAGCAGAGGGACTCCAATATTTATTTTTATTAAAACGACTTTCTTCGAAAAATTCTACAGTTTCTTCTTTTTTGATACATACTGAAGAGTCGTGTGATATATTTACACCGACTGTCATTATTTATTCTGGCGTTTCTCCTAACATGTCAGCCAAAGAAGGAGCAAATACTTTTACATCTCTTCTAATTTTTTCAGCAGTTGTAGACGATCCTGGATTATCAACATCAGCTTGAGCTGCTGCTTCCGATTCATATTCTACTCCTGTATCAGCATGAGTAATTGTTGTTTCAGTTTTTACTTTGTAATGTGGAATTCTTCTTCCATCACTTGTTTCAATATGTCCAAGTAATTCAGCAGGTTCAACTATCGGCATCGTCTTTTCTCCAATTTATATTAAAACTAATAACAACTCTGTCATCATTAGAATTATTTGTTTGTACTTCATGTTGTAACCATGATGGGAAAAAAATCAAGGAATTTTCAACAGGTTCCCATTGTACGCTGTGAGCGAGGTGTATAGAAGGATTATTTGTTTTAGGGGGTGATAACACCTCTGATTGTGGTTTAGGCTCTAAAAACACAATATTTCCACACTTTTTAGGGGCTTTTAAATAAAATACACCAGATAAATAGTTGTATGGGTGTGTATGCACATTGTTTCGTGATCCCGGTGGATTTATTATACCCCACATACCAGTCATTTCAGGATTGTAATTTTCGTTAATATCCATGTGATTAAAACAATCCTTAGCGTATTTAAGAATGTCAACAACCAATGGATTAAATTTTTTAATACTATATATTTCATCATGACTGTGCCAACCACCAATGTTAGACCGTGGCATACCCATCTTGTCTTTTTCTTTTAATTGATAGATACTATCAATAAGATGTTCGTGGCCTTTTAATTGTAATGAAAATATAGGAGTAATAAATAAAGAGTGTAATTCCATCTTATACCTTTCTGTGATGAAAATTTCCAGATATAGATACTCTTTCTATATCAGTGTCATTTTGACTAGTGTAATGAAAAACTTCACTAGGAAAAATTAATAACATTTTTTCTTGAGGTGTAATGTATCTTTCAACAACTTGACCATTCCAAAATAAAATAAATCTTAAATCACCCTGTTTTTTAATAAATTTAGGATAGTATACAAAAGAACAAAGAGTAGGTGCATGATTGTGAAGGGCTGTTGATGCTCTATGTGGAATTCTATGTATCCAAATATCTTCATATTGTAATGGTGTACACATTATACTTTCTGCTTTTGTATGTATTGTCTGTTTAAGATCTTGAAGCATTGGTGTGTTAGGGTATTTATAGTCCTCAAAAAAAGTTTCTTCATTGTCATTATTTTTTCTAATATGACTTTGATCTACCTCTTTTATAAGAGCGTCTGTATCTAAATCTATGTAGTCTTCAAATACCTGAACAATTGCCAATACATGGCTTTTTGTTTCCAATTTAGAGTTGTCCTTTCGTGACCTCCATAAAACTTGCTATAATGTGCACCTGATTGGCAGCATTAGCTTGGACTTTAAGAATATCACTTTCTTGCAGAACTAAAGGTTGAGTCAATAATTCTGTTGTTGTGTTTGTAGCAACACTCTTTGCTTTGAATAATTCAAAGGTTGCAGCGCCTCGGACAACTTCAACATCAACTAAAGTTGTTGAACCAGAGTCATTGCAAATTAAAAGAGATTTTACTACATCCGTAGTAGGCATGACTGGTGGCGTTGCACCAGGATTAGCCGTAGGAACTGTTAAAACAGTTGTTAAATCTGTTGTGGTAATATCTACCATTGCACTTTTAAAAGTATTAGCCAAGGAAAAAAGCCTCCGACTGTGATTCTTCTTTTAAATCTTGTTGGTAGTTTGTATTAAGTAAAAGAATAATTTGATCTAGCAATGAAATCATTTGGTCAAATTGATTAGCATCATATTCTGGTGTTGCATTTGGTAATCGTGTAATTGTTATTTTAGCCATTATCTTCTTCCGTCTGGTCTAAGTTGTAACTTCGTAGACCCAAGTCTCCAAGCTGTGTCATTAACTGTGTTGGTTTCATATTTAATTTTTACCGCTCTACCTCTACCTCTTACATCAATTTTCTCTGTTGTGTTAGAAATAGTGCCTGTTGTAGATACATTAGATGCGGATTGTGGATATTGTTCTAATGTTAAAGTAGCTGTCATTGTATTAGCAAGGTTATCAAAATCAGGTACTAATTTACTAACTGACATAAGCTCATCACCATCAGCAATCTCAACAGATCCAGTTGTTAAAAAAGCAGGTAAAGCTGTGCCGTCTGCTTGATTATTGCCAGATTCATGTTCATAAAGATAAGAAGCACCTGCAGTCAAACCTAATATAGTTGATACATTTGCTGTTATAGAAGCATCATATTCTGTTGCTATAGGATTTTCATATACATAAGCACCAAGCCAAGTTGTTCTACCAAGATTAACAGTATACCAAGTATTTTCTAAATAATTG